TTCATTGTGTGGATCCGCTCAATGGTTATCACTGGGTCGATGGGTGGTCGATTCTATTCCATCGGGATCTCTATAATTTGATCGGTGGATTTGATGAGGCTTTCAAAGCTTCCGGATATCTGGATGGAGATTTCTGCTTCAGAGCTGCGGAGGCTGGATTCCAAAGTCACTGGGGCAATCTTCCGCTCCGGCATCTGCGGTCCAGCACTCGGCTGCAGCTCCCTGGTTATGCTGAGGGTAAGGCTTTCAATCGGGCATATCTAAAAGAGAAGTGGGGCCTGGAGGAATTATATGGATGATCGTAAGTTCTGGATGGTGGTTCGGTCTGCTTTGTTATCGATCATTGAAGCTGTTGAGATCCGGTTTGAAATCAACCCCAAGACCAGCGAGCTGCGGAAGTTCGTCAAGGCTTGGATGGAGGCTGGAAACAAATGATTATCTGGAAGATTTTGTTTTGGGCTGGGTTGTTATTTGTGATTTACGCTGCAGTAAAAGTTATGGGTTTTTTATGATATACTGGAAATAAGGGAGGTTTATTATGCCAAAGTCCGAAAGTCTTACAGCTGAGATTGATTTCATTCGTGATTCGTTTTATTCCGTCATGGGTGAGGATTCATGGGTCGTTGAGGTATTTGACGATCATGTGATCGGTGAGGTCCGGAGTGAGTATTTCCAGATCCCATACTCAATCGTAAGCGAGGTGGTTGTATTTTCTCTCCAATCCGAATGGGTGGAAGTTGAACGTGATTGGATTGCCAAGAATAACTATCTGAAAACAATTTCCAAGACTGATACAGAATTACGGGTGGGCAACTACATGTGCTTATTCGGTGGGAAGGATCTGGTCGGGGAGACCTTTACTTCTAAGACTGAATTTGAATCTCGCTATACCAAGACAGGCCAGCTCTATGTTGATTGGGAGCATGGCTTTGATTGGGAAGAGGGCGCTCCAGGTCGAGATGATATCCTGGGTGTTGTGGATTGGTCGACTGCCAAAGTTGATGTGAACGGGTTGTGGGTTGAACGAGCCCTGGATCGTCAATCTGAATACATGGCTTTCTTAGAAACTCTCATTGAGGATGATCTGATTGGATCATCCTCTGAGGCTACTAGCAAGGCTGTTGTGAATGGCGATGGTGTTATTATCAAGTGGCCATTGAAACGGGATGCATTGACGGTGACTCCGATGGAGCCCAGGATGCTTTCCGAGAATACTTTGCAAGCTATCAAGGCATTAGTTGGGAAGATGCCCTCTCTCAAGGCGTTGCTGCCAAAGGCCGAGGCGATCGGTGGTGCAGCTGCTGGTGGAGCTACGGGTGGTCCCATTGTACGCTCAACTCAAATTACTAAAAAGGAAAAGAATATGCCAGAACTTTCTGTTGAACAAATTCAACTCGAAGCAAGGGAAGGTCTGCTTAGCGAGCAGAAGGCCATTGCTGATAATGCTGCTGCCCTGCAGGAAACTGTGGATGCTGCGGTTGCTGCTGCTGTTGAGGAAGTTTCCAAGACACTTCCTCCGGTGAATGCAGCTGGTTATGTTGGTATGGCTGCAGTTATCAAACGCTCCGATCTGGGCGATGTCCCAGAAGCTGCTTATTGTCGGCATCTCCGCACAGGTGACCTTGGTGCTTTGATGGAGATCGGTGGCGATCCCAATCTGAAAGCTTCCAATGCTACCGATATGAATATTACGACCGCTGGTGATGGTGGGAATGCTGTTCCCACTGGCCACTATCAGGGGATCATCGCTAAGCAGGATGAATCCGCTATTGAAGCCCGGTTGGGTGTTCGTGATATCCCTGGCAAGGGAACCACTGTAAATGTCCCTTACGATAACGAAGACGATGGAGAGTTCATCGTTGCTTCTGAGTCTGGGGATTTCGATCTTGATGCTCCGGATCTCGGAACACATGCGATGACCTTGGCCCTCTATGCCAAGAATATCTCATTGACCTATCAGCTGCTTGAGGATGAAGATTCCAAGCTGATGGCTTTCCTTGAGGATTTTGTCGGGCGTGGAATTGCCAAAACCAAGAACTCCCTGCTGCTTACCCAAGTCGCTGCGAATGGAACTGTGTTTGATGAGTTCGCTTCCGCAACTGCGATTGTCCTGGGCGAGCCTGAGCACTTGATCTTCAATGATGCCCTGGCTGATTACCTGGATGATGCAGGTTCGGTTGGCTGGGTCATGAAACCTTCCACTCTGGGTTATCTCCGCACAATTGCTGGGACCAGCGTGAAATCCTATCCGATGGGAAATGAAACTGGCCTGATGGACCTGATGGGTTATCCGGTCGTGTTCTCATCCAAAGCTGGAGCAATGACCGCTGCTCTGAAACCCATTTACTTCGGTAACTGGAATCAGGTCGGTGTCCGTAATGGTGCTGGAATTGGTTTCCTTCGGGATCCATACTCCAATGCTCAGAAGGGCTGGGTCAATCTCTGGTATTACTTCCGGACTGTGTATATGTGTCTACAGCCTGAAGCTATCGGTTACGGCCAAATGGCAACAGCGTAGGATTCTAATCCTGCTGTTTATCCTCCAACCTTGTGATCCTGGTCTGAGGGGGCCAGGATCACATCGGAGTTCTCATGGCAATAACAAATGGTTACTGTACGCTGGCTGAGTTCAAGAAATTCAAAGATATCGGCTCCACTGATACCGATGATGATACTGTCATTGAAAAAATTGTCGAGGCTGTCAGTCGGTATATCGATAAGCAAACGCATATGTATTTCTATGCGGATGATGCTGCCACTAAATTGATCACTCCGGATCTGCCGGATTTCCTTCGGTTGCCTTATCCACTTCGGGTTGTCACGACTCTAAAGACTGATGATGATGGTGATGGTACTTACGAGAATACTTGGGCCACGACCGATTATCATTTGATGCCATTGAATGCGACTGAGTTCCATTGGATTCAGACTAATCAGAACGGGGATTATGCTTTCCCTGTTGGGGTCCTGGCTGGGGTTCAGATTGTTGGTAATTTCGGATTTGCTGCGGTCCCTTCTGATATCAACCTGGTCTGCATGAATATCGTAAAGAACGTGAACGGTCGTAGATATGGTGAGGGTGATGAGGCTGTGCAGATTACCGCTGCTGGTGTTGTTATCACTCCCAAGGATATTTCTCCCTATGATCGGAAGGTCCTGAACCAATATCGGAGGCCACGATGAGTCTGGCGATCGTTACTGTTGCTGATTCAATTTCGAAGCTTACGGTGACGGGTGTGACCTTGAAGGATCTGAACGAGATTCCTACCAGTGTGTCAGCGAGGGCTTGCCCGATTCTATATCCCAGGCCGGATGGATTTATCTCCGGCTTTGATGTAGAGCGGATGAGTATGGGATCCGGATCTGGAGCCCAGCTCAATGTAACTTACTCTCTAAACTATCGTTTCTTGTTTTTACCGATCGGAGCTGAGCGTGGGTTGTTTGCTCTCTATCCAACTTTTGTTGCTAAGATTGCTTTGATCGCTGATACCATGCTGGCTAGTGATGCGATCACTGGCCTGGTTGATCTGCAAATGATTGATATCGGTGAGGTCGGTCCGGTGTCCGATCCTATGGGTAATAAGTTTCATGGCTGCGATATCTCTTTTGAGGTATTGGAGTTTGTGAATTGAGGTGATGAATGACTAGATCTCTTGTAAAAAATACCAGGGTTTATGTGGATGGTTACGATCTGTCCGGTATGGTCGCTGCTCCACCCCCAACTATGTGGGGTTTTACTCAAAATGATTGGGCTGCTATTACGGATCCGGTTGTCGGTGTTCTTCCTGGTCGATGCGATATCCGAGCTGGAAGCATCAATGCGGTGATTGACAATACCACTACTTCTGGTCTGCATGCTGTGATGTCTACTCCGGATGCAGTTCGGGATCTGATGATTCCGATCGGGGGCATTGCTACCCCAGCTGCTGGTGTTCCGGCTTTTATGGCCCAGCTTACTCAGCTGAACTACAAGGCTGCTGGTGAAGAAGGAATTGTCCCTGTCACGATCGAGCTTGGGGGCTGGGATGAGCGTGGTGATACGAAGGCTTATCCGATTCCCTGGGGGCATCTTGTTCACGCTAATGGCGCTGAGACTGGTGTCAACTCCGCTGCTGGGATTGATCCTCATGGTGCTGCATCTTCCCTGGGTGGATTTATGATGTATCATGCTTTCGATGCTGATGGGACTGTTACCATCCTGGTTGAGGAAGCTTCCACGAATACTGACGGAAACTTCGATACTCTCTCCGGTGCGACTTCCGGTGTGATCGATCCGAGTTCGGCTCCGGTGTCTGGTGTCCTGGCCCTGGGTACGACCGCTGCGGTGAAGAGATATCTCCGCTGGCAGATTGATTTAGGAACTGCGACTACTGTAACATTTGCTCTGGGCTTTGTTCGGGGCATTCACTAGAAATATGAAGGAGTAAATTATGACTGCAAATACTGGCAGAACTTCAGGGAAGTGGATAAAATGGCAGCTCGAAGATTCGGGCGGTACGCTGCGTGATCTTCCCATCACCAGCATCAACGGTTTGGGCCTGAATTATCCAGAGGTCGATGTGTCGGCTATCCAGGATGCTGTGAAAGGATTCCTTACTGGTCAACCGGATTACTCTCTGGAAGTCGGGGGTCCGTTTGATACCGCTGCAGCTCAGGCTGCTTCAGGATCTGGGGCTGTCGCTGCCCTGTCGGGATCTCACACTGTTCTATATCCATTGAATGGTGTCCTGACTCCGTTGGGATTCGCAATCTATCTTGGGATCCGGCATGCATGGGAAACTGGTGAGCCAGTGTTTGGCTTGGCATCTTCCGCTGCTAATGGGTTGATCGAAGTAAACTACAATCCGGATTTCATCAACGGAACCTATACGTCCACTTTCCGGCTGTATCCTGGCTCCGCTGCTCCGGCTTGGGGAACTGCTGCGATAACCTAATCAAATAACAAAGGATGAATAGAATGTCTAAAATCATCAAGAGTTCAATCAAGAGTCCAGTGGCTGAATTTCCTGGCAAGGTTACCTTACCCGAATTTCTCACGATGCCCCAGGTGTTACTTTACGAACGGGCCATTGGAGAAGTTCGGGTTTTACTCAAAGCGAAAGCTTCCCAGACAGAGATTGACGCTGTTGTCTTGACTACGATCTGTTCTGTGGTTGAGTCCTGGGAGATCGTTGGGGATTTCTGGCCTGAAGGAGTTATCTCTCCGGATAATTTCCCTGGTTCACCCAGGGTTCCAAGTGGTCTATTTATTGCCTGGTTGATTGAAGAGATCGGGAAGATATATAGTCCTGCAATCCCAAAAGCATAGGAGTCCTAGCATTGCTGGTGGGCGATGGGGCTGAGATTGAAACTTCACCAGAGCTGTATCTCAACTCCCTGATCAAGAGGTATGGGGTCCAGGGTGTGGTCGGGAGAGTGCTTTCTGGTCATGAGATTCGATCAATGGAATTTGCTTTGAAAGTATATAATTATTATATGGAATTGAAAGCTGCTCCAAGCATGGCATCCTGGGCTTTAGAAAACCCGGGGAAATATAATCTGCTGCAGGATCTGCTGCAGCTGAGGGCTGAGTGGGGTTATGAGTAAAAATAACAATGTCGATATCGTTCTTCGATCGGTTGATCGGGCTTCCGAAGGTATCAAGAAAGTCAATAAAGAGCTGGGCAATACTGGTGCTGTAGGAAAGAAAACCAGCGCAGCGATGAAGATGTTGGGGACCGCTGTCGCTGGCATTGGTTTCCTGGCCCTGGCTAAACAGGCTGGGACGTTTACTCTTGAGGCTACTAAGCTATCTGCGAGGGTGGAAACGCTGGGCGTAGTAACTTCTACGCTGGGCCGGAATGCTGGATATACCACTACCGAGATTCGGGTCTTAGAGAGAGCTATTCAAGCCCAAGGAATTACGACTGAGAAGTCAAGACAATCCCTGGCTCTGATGATGCAAGCCAATATGGATCTGGCTGATTCAACGGATCTGGCTCGTCTGGCTCAGGATGCCGCGGTGATCGCTGGTATTGATAGCTCCCAGGCATTTGAGCGGTTGGTTACTGTGATCACAACTGGATCCGCTCGCATGGCTCGCACGATGGGCATCCAGGTGAATTTCAATCAAGCTTATGAAAAGATGGCTGAGAATCTTGGCGTGACTAAAGACGCTTTGACTGAGCAACAGAAGGTCCAGGCCAGGGCTGATGCGGTGATGAAGCAAGGAGCCCAGATTGCCGGGACTTATGCTGCTGCAATGGACACTGTTGGTAAGCAGCTGCAGTCGA